CGTGCGCTTCCGCCATGGTATCGGCCAGCACCTGTGCGGTACGGGTGTAGTTTTCAAAGACGAATAACGGATCGTCTGAGCAGGTACGGTTACCCCAGAATTTGAAGCCGTCGTTGCGAATCAACGTGGTAACGCCAGCCTGGTTGAGCAGGTTCGCATCGGTAGCCTGTTCCTGCAGATCCCAGGAGACAGAGGCGCTTACGCCCGTAACGCCGTTAACGCCAACGTTTGACAGGGTTTTATGCCAGCCGATTGTCTGGTCGATTTTGGCGCGCAGGCCAAGCGCGCGGGCGGTAGCCCAAGCCGTCGTCGTTGCGTTCGTGGTGGTATCCCATGCCAGAAAATCAGGATGGATAACCATCAGCTCGCGCTGGCTGAAGTTTTTGCGGTAGTCGATCGCTTCAGAGATGGTTTTACAGCCCCACGCGCTGACATAGCCGAACGCGCGCAGGCTCTGGCACATGGCGGCCAGTGCGGTCGCCACTTCCTGAGAGTCCAGCCCCGGCACCCCGAGAATACGCGGCTTAACGCCGGTCACCGTTTTCGCGGTCAGAAGCGCCTTCAGGCCGGTGTACTTACCGTTTTCATCGGTGGTACCGATGATGTTGGAAACGGTCTGTTTGCGCGCCTCTTCCGGGGTTTCCGCGGTGCCTTCGGCCACACGAACAACAACGACAACCGGTTTGCACTGGTCGGCGATCGCCTGCAGAGAAGCGGACAGCGTCCCCGCCTTGCCGGCTTTCGCAATCGCGTTTTGCACGTTGGTAATGAGCACGGGCTCGTTTAAAGGAAATGTCTTGTCGTCAGCATCGCTGGCCGTACAGACCATGCCGATGATTGCCGTCGAGACGGTGGAAATGGTGCGGGTGCCATCGTTGATTTCGATAACTTCCACGCCGTGGTGATAGTCGCCCATCCGGTAAACTCCTTCGTTTAGTGGTGAGGCTAGTTTCTCTTGGGCGGGTGAGTTATGAAACGTAATGCCGTTGGAGGTAAGACAGCACAACGCACAGTGAGTGGGAGTGGTTGACCCGCGCGGGAAAGGTGACCGATCGTTTTGAGCGATCAATCATGAGTCATTGATCGTCGATAACCATGATTAATGATTGAATATTATCGATATCGTTGCGCCATTAACGAGGTGATGACGATTTTACTCTGGTTAACAGGCTTTCTGATTGCATGATGGATTTTGGGTTATTGCTGGTTGAAATTTTTTGTCGGTGATGAAACAGAAGAATATGAGGGATGCCCCTACAAATAAGAAATAGCCCGCGTAATGCGGGCCTTTTCTTTATAATAAAAGACAGTTTAAACAGATATCCACTCGGGAGCTTTAGGCCAGTCAGGTGTACTGAGGTCAACCCCCGTCAGTTCTACAACGTATTTTTTCAGTTCTTCCAGTTGTACTTTTTCCTCCTCGGAGGCAACCCCCAAATCAACTGCAGACTGCAGCGGAAATGCGCTAATCGCCGCCTCGCGTTTCCTGCTCAATAGCTCTCTGCGATTAACCGCGAGGATTTCTTCTGGTGTTCTGACCGGTGCGGTTACAGCGACCCACTCCATCTGTTTGCTCTCGACGTTGTAACCGGGAGCGCAGTTAACGGGGGCAGCACCGACAAATTTTTCATGATCTGAATCACTGACCCGAACAAGATCATCCGGCAGAGCGTTAATAGACTTGTAATAGCGCAGACTTTTTATCGGATAAAATCCGCGCGTTTTATTGCTGAATAATTGACTATGCATAACTAATATCCTGTTACCACAAAAGAGAATGTGCCATCCGTGTTACGTGTGTGCAGGTTGAAAGCGCTAGCGCTTATAGCAGAAGCTGACCACCATGAATCCGAATCATTACCACCATTTCCGCTGTATGAACCTGAAATCGCAAGAATCCCATTCGGGAATGATGCTGGTAAATATACGGTGACGTCCGGGTTTGTTCGTGAATTGGAATACACACCACCAATACACTGCATGAAAATCTGTCCATTACCGTGGCGGTAATAGGCGGAATAATTTCCAGTATTTGTTGACCCCGACTGATTAGGAGGCGGGTTATTTGATGAGTAAACTCTTACCTGCCCGCCGGATTCAAACACCCCCTGACCCGCAACGATATTGCCTCCGCTGTTAATTTGCCCTGCTGCAAGAATTGAGTCGCCGCTATAAAGCCGTTGGGGTGCATTGAATGTTCCGTTTGCATCAAAAGAATACACGGCACCACTGCCAGAATCCCCAATGATATGAACGGCTGCCGAACCAAAATCATTTTTACCCGATCGTAAGATGCCAAAACTAACAGAAGCGCCATATCCATAACCGCTCGTTACAGACGTTCCTTTCACGATCGGAAGGTATACCGAATTATCTTTAGCGGTAGTGTATCCACCAACAAAAAACGGTGCTGAACCATTAGTATATTGATGTGCAAATGCCCCACCTCCCTGCCAGTATTCCGGCTTAGTGGCGTAATACCTTGCACCATCGAGATAATCAACGCTTCCCCCATAGTTTGTGAGAACTTTCGTCCAGCTTCCCCAGTATCCGTTATCTCCATTTAAGGCACGGAATTTTAGTTGTTTACCGCCATCGCTGTAAGACGCAGCATATTGCACCCGATAGTTACCACCAAGTCCTCCCACATCAAGTATTGTCGCCTCATAGCCAGGTGAATATGCAGCACTGGCATAACAGAAACTTACGGAGTTAGCAGGAAGACCGCTTGCGTCTTTAATCTCTCTGCTCGCTTCAGCAGCAACAGACCGTATAGCAAGCGCACCACCGTTAGCCACCACGCGCCCGGGCGTGATGTCGTCACGACTTTCCTGGACATTTTTTCCTGCGGCAGTGCCCAGACTGTTTTTCAGCATTGCGACATTATCGCTGACGGTCTTCACGGCCTTTGGAGTGGACGCAAGCGTCTCAGACGCGCTGTCAGTGGCGCTACTGAGCTGAACAATCCCTTTCTGTCCTGTGGTTGCATCCTGAGCCGTATACTTCCCGCTGGCGAGGTCGTAGGCAGCCTTTACCGCTTTCGGTGTCGCAGCCAGCACTTCTGAGGAGCTGTCAGTCGCACTACTAAGCTGGGTAAACCCTTTAGCCGTTAGCGTGGCATCAGGATGGCGACGAGACTGCTCATGCTCTGCGAGCTTGTCATCTACATAATCCTGCGTTGCCATTACCGTTGAGGTGTCAATCGTCAGCTCGACGGACTCTATGTCGCTTACCATGATGACCATACGCACGGTCTGCGCACGCCCAGATCCCTCATCTAACAACGGCTTATAACTTTCCGCCATGTTCCCGACTGCGATGAGTGTCCCCGTATCATCATAGAGACCCATTTCACGCATCCAGAAACCGCCGGTTTCAGGAGGAATGAGAAGTTCTGCGATCACATAGTTAAGCTTTTTGTGGTCCTGGCTGATTTTATTCAACGTATAGCGCCAGACTTCATTCACCAGCTTCGTCTGCCCGGCGTCGGGCGTCGGCAACACACCGCCACCGTCACCCACCGCCATCGCCGTAAAATTGACTTTCTTCCCATTCGGGACGGTCGCTGCTGCCAGTTTTTCGGCACCGGCTTTGGTGATAACCGTTTTATATTTCACTGTCATTGTGCTCTCACTTATCCGGGATAAACCGTGATGATGTCGCCGTCATAGCTCAGGGCCCCGGTATAGAGATAACCCGGAATGTCCTGGATGATATTCAGGCCAATAAGGTGGCGGCTGGCAGGCTTTGCATCAGCAATAAGCCTCTCCATTTCGTAATACATTTCCTCGGTGATGCCCGTGTCCAACACGCCGATATCAAGGCGGAAGGTGCCGGGCGGATCGTTGGTTTGCCACCACTCGGTGACGTTAATCAGATAGCCAAGCGGCTCCACCACGCGGCGCACGGCGCCAATCGTTCCCTTGTGGGCATGAATAAACCACGCCGCGCGGATGACATCCCGCTTAGTGGCCTCTGGCCAGTTCTCATCCCAGCGGTCAACCGAAAACGCCCACGCCAGCCAGGGCAGCAGATTCGCCGGGCAGGTGTCAGCACTCCAGAGATGGCGCAGCGGAACGGGCGTATTTTCGATGTCCGCACAGGCGCGCGCCGCCGCCACCTCAAGCGGCGACGAACCAACAGGTAGAAGTCGGGTATTACTCATCGTTCCCCCCCACGGTTACGCTGTAGTGGCTGCACCATGAGGCCTGAGTTTCATCAAGCACGATGTCAGCCGCGGGTGCGGTGAGTTCCACGCGCTGCACCCCTTCAACGTGAAGGGCGGCGTAAATGGCGGACTTGCGAATGTCGCGTCCAAGCCGGTGCTGGGCCGTGATATAGGCCTGTAGCCGGGCCCTTGCCGCGTTGAGTACCGGCTCACTTTCGGGACCGGGAAAAAGGAAAAGCGATGCTTCAATGCTGTAGTCAACTATTTTGGCCGACTGGACGGTGACGCGGTCGGCGACGGGCCTGACGTCCTCATCGTTCAGCGCATTGCGAACAACGGTGAGCAGTTCCCCGGACGCCACGCCGTTATTCTCCCGGGAAAGCACGGAGACCGTGACGTTTGCGGGCTGTGGGCTAATTACGGAAATGTCAGCTACCCGACCATCTGCACTCCGACCATGGAACTGATACGCGCCCGTCGAACCGGCCACGCTCAGCCCTTCCGGCGCCTGCTGGATGCGCAGACGAAAATCGGTATCGGACTCCATCACGGCCGGCGTGGGCGGGAACGTGGTGTCATCGGCAGGGGTAATGACGAGACGCTGAAGGTTAGCGTTTGCCCCAATCTGGTCCAGATCGCGGCCCGCGGCATAGGCCAACATAACTGCACGCGCCGCCTCATTAACCCGCTGGCGCCAGATGACTTCCCGGTAGGCGTTCTCCTGCAGGAGCTTCACAATCGGCTCGGATTCCAGCGTCAACGTGCGTGCAATCGCCTCTCGCTCCTCTTCCGGATAGAGGGAGACAAAGGTGGCCTTTCGTTCTGCCAACAGCGTTTCATAATCCACCTCCTCCACGACATCAGGCGCGGCGAGCTGGCTCAGATCAACAA